CAATTTCTGCTAGTTCTTTTAGGTTACTAGCTTGAACCTTTAACGCTTCTACCATGTCTGAACCACGCTCTAAGTCGATAATAAGACAATTATCCAGCTTGGCTATCGCTGTTGTCTTACCCACTTTAGGCTGTCCATACACTACCAAGTTTTTAGGGCTTTTTCTAGCCGCTGCAACTTTTTCTGTAGGTAATTGAATCATCTTTCTTGAATTGTAAATGTTGATAAATTAGTTTCAAAGGGTATCATACCCAATAAACCGTCACGATTTTTCTCTATATGACATGCCAGTAAGTTAATGGGATCTTCTCCACAATACTTATCTGTAATGCCATACAAATCATACGGTCTTTGTAGCATGATAACTACGTGAGCATCCTGACCAATAGAATCACCACCAAACAAATCGGTAAGTAATGGTTGGTATTGATTCTTTGCTCGGAACTCTTGCTCGATGTTCCTGTTTAACTGAGATAATAGTATGGTTATTGACCCCATTTTAGATTGCATCCACATACAGGCTTTTGATACTGTATTAAGCTTTTGCAATTCTGAATCTTCTGATCCTAGAATAAGACGTGAGTGGTCTAACAAATTAACAATAGTATGGTACGGATACTTCATTGCTACTTTGTTATTAGTCTCTTTAATCTTATTCATGTTCTGTGGGATAGAACAGAAGTAAATGGGGTAGTTCTCATACTTTTTAGCTGCAGTTTCAAAACGAGATAACTCTGCATCTTCTAATGGCTTATCTACGGAATAAAGTTGAGAGAACTTTAGATTCGCATCATTAGAAGCAGCACGCATAATCTGTTGATAATCTGGCATCTCGAAGGTCCAATAAAGTACTACTATAGGAGCAGACTTATTGGTATCTAAAAGATCAAATAACAACTGATTACTAAACGCTGATTTACCTACGCCAGGTCGTCCAGCAATGACATACATCTTTCCTGGTTGCAATCCTCCAAGTAATTGCTTGTTTAGTCTAGGCCATTTAGTTGGGAATACAACTCTCTTACCAGCTTTTGCATTCTTAACTTCATTAATAGACTTTGCAACAGCATCTTTAATATGCCTAAACTCACTTATCTTAGAGTTTTCTTGTAATCCGTCCTTCGGATTCTGTTGATTTTCCATCTTCACTTAAATCGCTATACTTTTCCCATGAATGGTTATTAAGCCATGTTTCTAATTGCTGCATATACGCTAAGCCATTTCCTTGTTTACGAAGTTGTAACTCTCTTATTAGGCACTTAATAATGTGCTCATGTTTAGTAACATCAGTTCCTACAATCTTCTGATACTTAAGTTTAGCTTTGCTATTAGCTTTAGAATCTGGATCTTTAGCTCTTAAAATTCTAGTCTGACCATTAGCATATACTTTAAGTGGGTATGTGGAGAGGAGTCCGTGCCACATTCTATCAAAAGGACTTGCAACATACTGCAAAAATCCTTCTCTCAAATGTATCTCATCCTCCTCTCCAATTTTAACATACCCTGCTTCTTGTAATTTGGTTAGGTCAACAATTAACTTTAAATTTTCTAAGCTTTCTTTGCGATAAGTCAAGATCAGAAAAACATATTCATCTGCAGTTATACCTAACTGCTTCAGAAGATCAGTATTAATTTCAATCATACTAAATTTTGTTATACTGATTCTTGATTCTCAATACAAATATAAGAAGAAAGTTTATCAATCCAAACAATATTGTTAAAACTTTGTATACTGCTTTTCAACCATTTCTCTTCTTGAGAATCTGGGACATACAATATAATAACTTTTCCAATTTTGTCTGGGCTTAATCGTAACAATCGTCCCACTCTTTGTATCATTGACAGACTCTTTGAATCCAATCCACAGATAATTCCTATCTCTGCATCAGATACATCAAATCCTTGATTAAGTGCCTTAGTAGAACATAACACATTTGCTTTGCCAGTTTTAAAGTCATCTAACGCCTGTTTACGAGCTTTTGTCCCTAATTTGGAATGATATACTCTAACGATATCTCCATGCGATTGTTGGACTTCTGCGTAAATTTTGTCAGTAAACTCATTATTACCTGCAAAGGTTAAGATTTTCTTATCTTTATGATATTCTACTAATTTACTTGCATATAAAATTTTGTTATATGCCTTTTGAACTACATCCTTTCTATCACGAATAGCTTTATAAAACATCAAAGCACTTGTATATTCTTCTGGTGAATATGCTTTTGGGTTCTTAAGTAT